GTAGATAAATACATCTGCGGTTGCGGCAGCGCCTTGGGCGGTGGTGCAACGAATATACAGGGGTGTGCCCGTAATCGATGCGGTTGAGGTTGCGGCGGTTACAACAACTGCGGTGGTCGAGTTATTACCCGACAACGCATATGCTGATTTCACTGCTGTGCCAGTAGCGCTTGGGCCTGTGTACACGGCAAGTTGTGCCGTGGTCAAACTGATGCTTGCGTTTGCAACAATGATGCTTTGAACGCTGACGTTACCAGCCACCAAGATGGGGGCGATAGTGTCAGCAACAGCATTGAGGTTAACGCCTTGGGCAGAGGCAATCAAGCGCAATGCCTGATTGGTTGCCAAGTTACTGGGGTGGTTGGTGGTGGTGCTTGCTGCGCCTGGATTAGACATGATTAAAGTCCTTTCAATGTTAATTAAGCTGCAACTCGGCAAGCGAGTTCGGGGTACAAAGGGGCCCAGCCATACAGCACATCAACGCGAGTCGGAATCGAATCGTTATTAATGGTGTACTGACGAACCACACGCATTGACAGGCCCAGTTCCTTATCGCTTGCGCGACCAGCAAACACAACGCCATCAGGCAGTTCCAAGTCAGCCGTAGCCAAGGTGAATGCGTTTTTGTGCATCACGATGTTTTGGGGCGACACAGTACCTGTGTTGTTGAAGGGGGTCACAACTGCGGTTGCGCTGGTGGTGGTAATGGTGACGTTCTGGAACTGACCACCAGTGATGATGGCAGGAGAAACGGTCACGGCAGTACCGCCGCCAGTAGCCACAGCGGTGGTCGAGGTCACGACAAAGCTACGCAACTTGCCCGAACCGTATGCGCTACGGTTTTGGGGGTTGACAGCAAACACGCCAGCGATCTGGATGGTGTCGCCTTGGTTCAGCGTCAAAGCAGAAGATGCCACCAAGGTGACGCTGCTGGTTTGTGCCCAACCCGTGCTGATGCCGATGCTGGTGGTGTTGGTGGCAAGGGTCAAACTAGCGTAAGAACCAAAGGTTTGGTTCACAACGTTTTGATCCATCTTCCAGTTCATACCAGCAGAGTCACGGCCCATCATGCCTTTTTGGTATTGCTTGCCAATCACATCGGATGGGACAAACAAACCCTTCAAGCTGTCCACAATGGTTGCGCCCGTGAAAGGCTCAACAATGCATGAACGGCGACCGTCACGGGGTGCGCCCTCGCTGTCCAAATACGCACCAGCGGTCAAGTAGGTGAGCAAGGAGGTTGGGGGAGTGCCAGCCGTACCAACGATGTTGGCGGTGTTGTTCTTTGCCATCGTCAGACCGTCAAAGTCGATTTTGTTGGCAACAGCAGCCACAGCGGGTTTCAGCACTCGGTCAGAGAACATATCCAATGACAAGGCCAAATCTTGCGTGGTGAACTGGGTATCAACGTGAAACTGCGTGGTCAAAGTGACAGGCACAGAAGTCTCGTTGAAATCCTCAACGTTCAATGCTGGGCCAGTAGTTCCAATGAAACGACCAGGACGGCGAACGTTTAGGGTGTTACCGATCTTTGCGCCGCTAACGGCAAATTGATCGTCATAGTTGCGGTCAACTTCGCTGGAGAAGGTCAACTCGTTTTCCAAGACCATCAACGCTTCGTTGGTGATCATGGAGATGGTAAGCAGATTGTTGCTCATTTCATTTCCTTAAAAAAAGATTGATTTAGCGGATTCGCCCTGCCATTCGTGCGGCTTTATAGGCTTGATATGACCCTTCAAATTTACCATCGCTGGTAAGGGGTACATCTCTGCCGTTTGCCGCCGATCTGATTGGGTTAATCGGCGCTGGCGCTTTACTTTTCCCAACAACAGTCTTAGATGTTGGCTCAGTCTTTTCATACTGGGCCTCTAGCTTTCCAATGCTTCGTAAGGCCGATGCCACGGTCATGCCTGAGAGTTTCTCTGCAAACTCGGGATTCTCGGCAAGGTGATACAGAATTCTCGGCCCTACATCTGATTCAAAGATTGCGTCCCGCACCTCGTTGCTCACAACAACGTCAGCAGACCCAACCATATCGTCAAAATCAGGCATCTCAGACTTGGCAGCTTTAACCCGATCAGTCCAGGCGTTTATCACCTTTTCCCGTTCGGCTTGCTGTTTAGCCTGTGCTTCCTTCTGCTTTTCCTCGCCCATCCTCTGTTCAACTCGATAGTCTGTCAACGCCTTGGCGTATTCATACATATCGGAGAAATTCTCTGGTTTGGGTTCACCAGTTGGTTGGGTTTCTGCTTGCGGCTTTGCCCGACCTTCTAATTCCCTGACCTTGGCCTCTAAAGATTCCCGTGCTTCCCGTTCCCGCTTGGCTTCTTGCCTAGCTTCCTCGCGTTGCTTGGTTATCTTTTCAAACCTCAATTCCAACTTTGGATTGCGTTTTCTTTCCTCTGTCGCTGTCGCTTCATCTTCCCCAAGCGGTTCACTCTGGCTTTGCGTTTCTGTCGGCTCTGTGGGAGTTTTCTCAACCACAGCCTCGACAGGCGCTCTATCAGCTAAACCCATCTTCTTGGCGTTGAACTCAGCTAAATTTTCACTTGTCACCACGTTAGCGGCAACTTTTGGTGCTTCTTGCACTTCAGACATGGATTACTCCAAGGATTTACCCAGTTGACCCAACTGGTAAGGTTTGGGCAATATTACCCGAAATCATGTCAATGTCAATTATTGCGGCATTTGTTGAATAAAGGGATTGGGTTGGTGGCTAATATCCTGGGCGGCAATATTGGCATATTGGAATTGTTCTGCATTCAATCGCTCAATTTCGCCCATCAATTGATCAGGTGACATTCTTGCCAGCAGGATTTTGACCAGGGCATCAATTTCGGTCTTGTTTTGGCTGGTAATGCTTCGGGTATTCTGGTCATTTACCCGAACCTCTGCCATTGTTTCTGTGTTATGCGCCCGTGCGGTCACATCCATCAGCTTGCGTCTAGTTGCGCCTTCCTCTTTGATCTGGGCCACTTGTGCCCTGTTATTGATCTCCAAACCAGCCGCTTGCAATTGCTGTTGCAGTTGCTGAATCATCTGCTCAGACTGTGCCAAGCGCATCTGGGCCTCGGGCGGTATATCGGATTTTTCGTCAATGTTTGCCATTGGGTTCATGGCGGCAAGGCGGTCAGCGATTACATCAGCGCCTGGGAAGTCCATGTTTCTAAATACCAAGTCCCCCGCAATATTGAACAATTCAGCGTTGCTTGTCAGCAAAGGCATCATGGATTCCACCGCTTGTTGGCGCTTTGTCTGGAATCCTGGGCCTGTGTCCATCACCACATCGTATTCACCCACAGTCACATCGTTTAAGACCTCGCCAATCTCGTTGGCCTCGTTAATCGTGGTCATGTCGGGCTGACCATCTGACCCAATAATCCGCATTACCCGTTGGGTGTCGTAAATCTTGGGTATTAGGTCAAGAATAATGCGCCCAGTTTGAGCAATGGAACGGGTCAAATTGTCGTAAAAATGGAAGTTAGACAGATCAACCTGATTCTGTTGGCCCTGCAATGCCTTGCCTGAGATATTCCCAGATGGCAATTGATTGGGGTCCATGATGCCCAGCACCATTTGCAAATCAGCAGAAATTGCCCCTGCCGCTTCCATAATTCCTGCGGGTGGCGGCTCGGGTTGCAGTCTTTGGGGTGCTGGCGCTGGTACGCCTTCTATGTCCTTTTGCTTGTATCTCAGCACAGGCATTGACTTGATGTTAGCCATTGCCCATTCGTTTTCGTGGCCCTCGTCTTGGCCTTCTGCCAGCAACCATTTGGCTTTGGGTGCAAGCGCAACCGATTCGGTCATGCTGGTGCGCCAGAAGTTGTACATCCGCTGGGGGTCTTTGGCAAACCTCACCAGACCGTATTTCTTGCGCTTGTCATCCACAATGACTTGTGCGCCATAACAAGGCACAACAGGGATATATTTCCCCGCCCAGGTCTTTTCCTCTAACACTTCCATTGCGGTCATCTTGACCCATTTCACGGCCTTGCGGAATGAGTCCCGTTCATCAACCACAGTCAACTTTGCGGCCTCAACCCGTTGGAAGAAGTTGGCGCTGTCCCCAAAAGACGTTGTGCCGTCACTCAACAAATACAGCTTGGCACGTTCACGCTCAATGTAAAAATACTCGGCAATGCGAATATCCTCTTTGGTCACCCATGCAGAGGTGTCATCCCCTGTGCTGCGTTGCTGAAAGTTAGCCCCATCGTTTGCACCTGGGTACATTTCCCGAAATATCTTCTTGTCCAGCACCGTTGTGATCAGGCATCGCTCGGCATCCGACCCATCTGGCCTGACGCTGTTGGGGTCAAAGTAGACAGTGAATGGGTTTTCAACGGCATCAATGTAGATTTCTTGGTCGAAAGAATCTTCCCGCACATACTTGTAGTTGATGCGCCAGTAGCCCCAGCCCATCCGCACGGCATAGTCAAATGCGGTGTCGTAAGCAGTGTCGGCGCTGGAATTGACCTCAATGTGACGGGTGATGCCCTCAATGACCTGGGCAATCTTGTAGTCGGCAAGGTTATTGACGGGGTGAACCTTGATGCGTGGGCGCTGTTGGCGCTGCTGGTTGGTCACCTGTCGGATGTAGGCATCAATCTTGTTAATCGTCAGACAAGGGCGGCTTTCCAGATTGCGGCTATTCTGAATCTCAACGGGCCATTGGTCACCAGCGGCAAATTTAATGTCGTTCAGCGCCTCGGCTCGGTTTGTAGAGTCCGAATCATTGACCAAGCGCCAGAACTTGATCGCTTCGTTAATCTTGGCGTTTGCGCCGTCTGCATCTTGGTAAGCCATGTTATTTACCCCATGTCCATGTTTTTCGATTGCGTAAATTCGCAGATCGGGTTGTTTCTTGTAAGTTTTCGATTCTATTGTCGCTTACATTGCGGTTTATGTGATCGATTTCCTTGGGAATATACCCATGAAACATCATAAAAACAATTTGGTGATTGAGCAATCTGACCTTGTTCACGCAGGTTTGCAGATAACCATCCTTAACCTTACGACCCGCAATGTTGCCTTTTTTGGCTCGGCCTTTTGATTTCTTCCATATCAAATTGCCATCAGAGTAATCAAACTCTGACTGTAAAACGTTTGGGGTAATGTCGTTTCGTTCCATCTAGCCCATCCATGAACCCGCTGTGGCAACCATTTGCTTTTTGCGTTTAGTGGGTTCTTTGATCATAAGTCCAATATACCTAAAGGCATCTGCCCCGTGGGAATAATGGTCGTGCAATGGGTTGCGGCTGAATTGCCCCGTGTCTGGGTCAACCTCATACCTGTAATGTCTCAGGCAAGCCAGCCCATCGGCGGTATGTTCGCGGTCAAAGTAACAGTTCGGGAATATTGTCCTGGCTGCGTTGATAGAGTCCAAAATCGGAACTCTGGGCAATATGGTGGTCTTGTACCCTGCTGCCCTCACAATGTCATCAATTGACCGCCCAGCCGCTGCCAAGGTCTTGTTTTCAGCGTCATGGGGTAGCCAAACGGTATCGTATACATACCCATAGGTTTGCATGGTCGCCAAGTAATAACTGATGGTTTTCTGGGCATCCTCAATGTATCGGATTAGCCTTGTCTCCATACCCACAAACTGCAAGAACCATATGGCAGTGCTATCTGACCAACCCAAGTCAAACACGGCATGAACAGGTTTGGTTGCGTCATAGGGCACTTTGGTAATGCGCCCATCCTTCTCGGCCTGTTGCATTTCCTTGGCAAAGATTGCCCCGTCTACGGTTTGGCGGCATAAACCCTCCCAAACTTGGTTATATGCTTCTTCATCCCTTTGCTTTAGCGAGTCTTTTTCCAAGCGCAGGGTTTCGGGAAACCAAGGGTTATCTGACCAATTCACCCGCATAGTGATGCAATCCTCTGGAGGATTTGCCACAAAACGTTGGTAAGTTTCGTCTGTCTCCAACTCAGGGTTGAAGGAAATCCATATCTCTGACCCGCCTTTGCGAATGGTTGGAATTAGGATGTTCCACGATAAACGGCTAGTGGTCTGGGCTTCTTCAACCCAGCAAATGTCCACGCCTTCATACGATTTAATGTTAGTCGGATTGTTTTTTAGGCCAATAAAGCTGAATTCTGTGCCGTTGCGACCCCTGATGCTGGCTTGGGTAATCTCATAGAACCCCAGCAGTCCAAGGCTTTCAATCTGGTCGCACAGCAGTTTATGCACAGAATCCCTGATGCTGGTCTGGAACTCTCGGGCGCACAGGATGCGGATGGGGTTCTTTGCCCCCAGGATAAGCAATGCCCTAGCTATTCCCCAAGACTTTGCCCCGCCCCGCCCACCATATAGAACCTTGTAACGGGACTTCTGAAACAGCCCTTGCAGCTTTACAGGGAACTCTGCCCTTGCAATTGCGTCAGAAACATCACTCATTGGGCTTAATGAATGTGACTTGAATCCCACCCAGCAATGGCGACCCATCAGCGTTTTCAATGGTCGTTGCCTGTATTGCCTTGCCGTCCATCCTGTCGATGATCTCTTTAATGGCCCAGGGTTCACCCGCTTCGGCTTGGCTTACCAACTGTTCGGCAATGCTTCTTAGGCGGTGCGGCTCAGTGGTTAAGACAAGGCGCAATTTGTCATAGAACATCCTGCTTTTCGCAGCGTTCTGGTTACCTACTTGTGCGCCTCGCTCTGCCATTTGATTCCAATCCTAAGTCTTTATAATTAAAAGTAATTTTTGTTGAGTTGGCTTATCTAAAAATCAATTCTTTTATGGGCACATCATAACTTTGCAATGGAAATTCTGCTTTTCTTTGCTCGTCAGTCATGTTTCTGCGTTTTTGTACTGCCCTTGCTTCAGCCTCACCAGCCAAGCGCCTATAAGATTCGTATGGCTTGTCAGCAAGCCGTGCCGCATCCCTGGCTGCGTCCAGTTCTTTGCCCGTTCCCACTCGTTCTAGTGCGGCAAATGCCCCTGGCTCGGCGCTTCTTTCAAAAAGTTTCTCAAATCTTTGCTTGGCTTCCAATTGGCTGAGATTTGAACCCCGCATCAACTTGTCAATGATTGCGGCATCTTCCAAAGCTTTGACACTAAAAACATCATTTGGCTGAAACAAGCCAGGATTGCCACCTCGGGCAAATCCTTCTCTTTGTTGCACACCATGTTGCAATTCATGTAAAGCCACACTTCTCTGCGCCATTTGACTTGGCCCTGCAACTGTAATTTGCGGTGTTTGAAATGTGCCACTTCTTCCTGGCATTAAATTTCCACTTGGAAGTTCATCCGCATACATCAATGTTCGTGCTTGCCCTGCTTGGGGATAGGCTTTATACAATTCTTCATGTTCTAACGCTTGGCTCATTGGCCCTTTGAATTGCTTGTTTGCTTTAATTTGGTTAAAGACTTCATCAGTGATCTTTGAGGCTTTATCGCTGATTTCTTGCCGCCATTGCTTATCTGGGCCTCTGAATGTGCCTGTTTGTTCCCAGATTTCTTCAGCGCTTTTACCCGCTTTTTCCAATTCTTGGGCTTTTACAGCGTTTATTTTGTTAAAAGTGGCTGAATTTGGGCCTACAAATATACCCGCAGGGTTATATGCCTGTGCCAAAGTGCTTCTAAGCCCCATTTCGGCTTGTGTTTGCTCTGGCGTGGGTTGCTGGCCTCTGGCCTGGGCGATTGTGTAATCAGTTGCCAGTGCGTGTTTCTTGTTGAATTCCCGTGCATTCTCGTTTGCGGCAAACAGCATCTGTTCAAGGCTTGTCCCAGGATTCTGGACAAAATCCGATGATTTGCGCTTGAACGTGTTGATTGCGCTGTAAATGTCAGCAAGGGTTGGCATTTACTTCTTCTTCTTTGTAGGCTTCTTAGCCTCTTTCATGGCTTCCCGCTGTACTGAATAGCCAATAGCCACCGCTTGTTTGGGTGGCTTGCCAGCTTCAATTTCTGCCTTAATGTTGGCCTTCAGCGCCTTGGGGGTCATTGATGCTATCAGCGGCATTTGCCTTCTCCTTGGATTCTTGGGCCAGCTTTTCTTGTAAGGCTTGCTTCAACTCAGTGTTTTCTCTGAAAAGGGCAGCGGCTTGCGCCATAGCGGAATCCCGCTGCCCCTCTAGCATCTCAACCAGAAGTTGTATCTCAGGGTTTGGATGCTTCAACATTTACGCTGCGCTTGAACACATGATGTAGTAAGGCGTACCGTCTGATGCCACAACTTTCAAAGTCTTGGCAATGGTGGCAGTGCTTGTTACAAACAAAGCTGCGGGAATGTTGAACAAGTTGGGAACCGTGCCCGTGCCGCTGTTGGTGAAACGAATGAATGATGTATTCGTCCAAGTGCCACCAGATGCAAAGTTAGAGTCTGCCTGGATAGCCGCCAACGTGCCGCCTGGGTTGGTAGATGTACCGCCCAAAGTAGCCCGTAAAGCATTGCCAGCGCCAGAAATAGTGCCAGCGCCATTAACGCTCAAACTCAGGTGTGCGCCATTGATTGTTCCACCAGTGGCAGCACCTGCGCCCGTCACAACGCTGAACGCTCGGATGGTTTCACCGCTACCAGTGCTGCTAAACGTCAAACGCTGGTAGGTCAGTCGGGTGTCGCCACTTGCGGCGCTGGTCGTGGCATAAGCCCCGTTAATGATGCCACTGGTCGTTACAGCTACTGGGACAGTTGAATTACCAACTTGAACTGAAACGAACTCTGGGTCTGCGTAAGCTACGCCTGTTGCGATTGAATTTGCCATGATATTTCCTTTATTTCTTCCAAAAGGGTTAACAATTCCAGCTTTTTAGACTGGCCTTAGCCCGTTCTGCTGGGCCTTTAGAGTGTTTTACCACCCCCTCCATCCTAGCGCAAAAACTGGCTTTTCGTCCAGCATCTGCCTTAGTCTTGGGGTTTGGGGCTGGCGGCTTCAAGTTTGAATTGTTCTTGGCGTTGTACTCTGCACGGCCTTTGGCGGTCATTCCCGCACCTTTTTCGGTGGGGTTGTAGGTTTTGCCCTTGCCCGTAGTCTTGTGGGGAATGGGCTTGTCGTGCTTTGCCATGATTATTTCTTTTTGGCAGTTTTGGCTGATTCTTTGAATGCCTGGGCAGTCGGCGCACCTTTTGCCCCAGGCGACCTCATGCGCTCTGGGGTTTTACCCGCCGCCTTTTGGCGTTCTATGCGTTCTTGTTTAGCGTGAATGTTGGCGTATAGCCCAGGTTTAGTTGCCATTTTTAAGCCTCCACAACGGCGCAAATGTCCGCACCTTGAATGATTTGATAATCCTGACCATCAATTTTGTGGGTGGGCCATTTCAGATAATCCCCATTCCCATACTTGATGAAGTCGCCAGCTTGAACGCCCTCCACATCTGGGCCAACCGCCACAACCGTTCCCTCGTTAAAGGGTTCTTTGTTGTCAATGTAGATGATGTCGGAAATGTGCCGCACTTGGGGGCGCACAACCACCCTGTCAAACAGAGGCTTTAGCATTTGCTTTCCTCTCGTATTTGCGCTTTGGGGGCGTGATCTGATCGGTGGTTATGTCGTACACAGGCAAGGCGACTAAATCAACCTTCACATCCTGAGTTTCAACAATCAAATGCTGACCGCACCAATCTTTTTCGTGCTTATTCACCTGTTGCGGATTAAACCGACAGATGCCCATGATTTGCTGGGCGCGGTAAAACTTGCAGTTCCCGCAATTAGAATCCATCTCAGCCATTCAAAACCTCCTTTTTTGTTTGGTCAGTAAGCCCTGCCGTCTCATCCACGGTGGGGTTTACGCATTATTGGCAAGACTTGCGATTGTGAGTGTAGCAAACACCACTTGATTTGCCACCAGTGCATTCATTGCCACCAGACATTTTGTTTGTCATGGCATTGGGAATGTTGTTTTTTACGCTGCCGTTTGACTTCATGTCAGGCGCAGGGTTGCCCTTCATGGAGACTTGTGCGCCGTAGCCTTTGGGTTCGTTTTTCATCATATTTGCCATGATTTCCTCATTTCAGAGTTAAAAGATACAGGGTTGAATTGATCAGATCAGCAATTTCATCAACGATGTTTTGCA